TGCACACGCCTCACGCTCGGCAGAAGCGACAATGGCGGCAAAGCGAAAGACCCATTCGTTCGTCACGTTATACGGTTCGTTAACGTTGGCCTTAAAGTCAGCCTCTCGTGCCATGCGAATAATGTCTTCTCTGTTCATTCTTTGCTCCTTACCAAACTAGAAGCAGCGACCTTCTCACCGACTAGGTCTTCGCTCACTTCGACCCCAAGTTTCAAGACGGCACTGGGCGACTTGAGTTCCCACACCTTCAAGTTGTCTTTGAATGCCTCCATGACCAGTGCCTCATCCTTCCAAAATTTGGTCTTGCGGCCTGCACGCATGGTCCAGCCAGTGATTGCTTTGCCCTGGGCCAATTGCTCTTTGGCAGCGGCCTGCACCACCTCGGCCCATGCGGCCACCAGAGCAGCGTCATCCAGCATCTCAGGGGTAACTGTCATGTCAGGCATGAAATCGCTTCTGGCCGCGATCTGGACCTTCTCACGCATGGATGGACAAATGGTCTTGGCCTTGCAATACCGGCAGGCATCGGGGCTGGGGCTTGTGGGTGCATCGCTTGTGAGCGCCAGCTCGGCTGCCGACTGCAAGCGCCTGCCGTGTAGCTCCAGACGTAGGCCAGACACTGTCCACTTGCTGTGGCCCACACGGGGCTGGTAGATGTGCATGGTGCATTCGATTGTGCTTGGCGCTTTAAGCTGTCGCATTGCACCAAGGGCATAGGTCAGCAGCTGCTTGTTGTCCTCGGCCTCTACAGCCACACGGCCAGTCTTCAGATCAATGACATGAAGATGGTTGCCATCGACCAGAATGGCATCAGCCGTGCCACCAAGCGCTGGGTGCAGGGATTTGAGACCTTCATCAAGGTTTACTTCGATGAGCTTCTTGCGCGGATTCTCGACCAGAGTGTTGACAAAGTCTGCATAGCCTTGGGCCATGGCCAGATGATCTTTGTCGGTGTCGGCAGGGACTGCACGGCCTGAGAGAATAATCTCAGAGAGTTCATGGATTGCTGTGCCAATGGCAGCTGCTTCACCGGCTGGCTCGTAAGGCATGAGGGATTCAAGCCGGTATGAGCCTGGGCAAGACATGAAGCGGTCTGTGCGGGATGCTGAGAGTCGGGCGTGTTTTCGGGTTTCATGTTGCATGGTTTCTCCTGGGTTAAATGATTTGGTTGACGATGTTCAGTTTCTTCAAGACCTTGGCCAAGACTGTATGGTCCAAGCTGGCCTTGATGGTCAATATGTAAATGACTGGTGGAATGCCTGATTTGTTGATGTTCTCGACCCTGCTGCTGGCTTGCTCAAGTGCCGATGTGGACCAAGTGCATTCGACAAAGACAATGGTGTCGGCAGCGGATAGGTCCACACCCTCAGACATGGCGGCAATGTTGCCGATGATGAGCTTGGTCTGGCCAGACTGGAAATCTGCAATGGCCTTGTCGCGCTTGGCCCGTGCGGTATCACCCACCACGATCACGGGCTTGTGGGCCTTGAGTTCATCTTGCAGGGCTTGGACCACATCCTTGTGGTGCGCAAAGACCACCACCGGCTCATTGGCCTGGAGCAGGTCATCGATGAATTCACTGGCGGCCTTGACCTTGCGCATACCGGCCTCGCGCATGATCTCGGCCAGACCCTCAAAGGCCAGCAAGGCATTGGGGTTTGCCATCAGGGCATCGGCATCAAAACTTTGCTCGCGTTTGTCGTTTGGTAGATCAAAGGTGATCAGGCTGACTTGCGGCTCTTTGTAGTCTTTAAAGATGTCTTCCTTTTTGCGTCTCAGGACATGGGGCAGCATGAGCGCCTTGAGTTCTGGCAGATTTGACGCGCCTGATGTGTCTAGCCCCCAAGGGGCTGACCACATCTTTGCGTAACGGGCTGCAAAGTCAAACCAGCCGCCTCTGTAGATGCCAAGGCCGTGCAAGATGGGCCACAGCTCAATGGGCCTGTTTGGGATAGGTGTGCCACTGAGCGCATAAACGCAATCAATCTTCTTCATGGCCAGCATGGCAGCCTTGGTCCTTTGCGCTTTTGGATTCTTGATTCTGTGGCACTCATCCAAGACTAGAGTGTTATATCTGTCCACATTCGTAATGCCATACTGCAAAACATCATAGTTAATGATGGTCACATCGGCACTGTTTACCTCTGAAGCCTCGCGTTTTCCATTGACCACATTGACTGAAGTCTTGGGCGCCAGCCTAGCAAAGGCAGACTCCCAGACTGTCTTGGCAATGGCTGGGCAAACGATAAGGGCTGGTAGGTTTTCAAGTGCAGCAGCTGCTGTGGGTAGCGTCTTACCAACTCGGGGCTGGTCGGCCAGTATGGCCCTGCGCCTAGACAGCAAGAAGAGCTTGGCTTCCTGCTGATGGGGGAATAGTTGCATGATCGTTTTCCTCGTTTTAAGTTGGTGCGATGTTACATGAATTTGTGCTAAAGTGCAATTTCTGTTTAACGACAGAAACGTAAAAACCTCAAACCTTAAAAGGATCAAAAATGTCTACTCGCGTTGTAACCGGTAAAGTTCGCTTCTCTTATTTCTCAGCATTGACTGCTCGTAAGAATGAGATGAACGGCAAAGAAGAGTTCTCCACTCAGGTGCTTGTCCCCAAATCAGACACCGAGACTGTGAACCAATTGAAAGCGGCAGCCAAGGCCGCATTGACCGCCAAGTTCGGTGACAAGATTCCAAAGACTGTCAGGAATCCCTTGCGTGATGGCGACACTGAAGTCAAATCTGATGGATCACCACTTGGCCCAGAGTACGCTGGCCATTACTTCTTCAACACCAAAAGCACCAACAAGCCTGGTGCAGTGGATGCCCATGGCCATGACATCATTGGCAGCCAAGACATCGTCTCTGGCGACTATGGCCGAGTCAGTCTGAATGCCTATGCCTATGACCAGGCAGGCAACAAGGGCGTGTCGTATGGCTTGAACAACATCATGCTTTTAAGTAAAGGTGACTCGCTGGGTGGTGCAAAGCCAACAGCTGCCAGTGACTTTGGCGTGGTGGCCGGCAAAGCAGCGCCAGCAGCAGCCTCAGTCGACAATGACTGGTGATTGCTCGATCAGCTTGTCAAGCGCCAAGTGCAATTGATTGACTGATGTCCACAGTGGCTCCACAGTCCCAGACAGCCACCGGCTCACCTGGGACTGCTGGATGCCAGCCTCATTGCACACCGCAGCCATGGTGATCTTGTGGGCCTTGGCTCTTGCCTTGATATCGTGAATTGATTGCATGGCCGCATTCTAATTGCGGTATATGTAAAAAAACAACATGGACAAAATAGTTCTTGCAACATAATTTATTTGTGTCTTAGAATGTTACTACTGTCTAACTTAAACGAAAGAAACCGATGAAACAGAAAATCATTACCACCCTGATCGAATGCATCTTGGCCATCATTATTTTTGGTGGCATTGGCGTGATGTTGGCTTGGAGGGGTTAAACATGAACTACGGCCCAACACCCAGCTGCCCCAGAGGCTTGTTTGAATTCGCCTGCTCAGTAGAAGATGTTGACCTAGTCTGCTTCCTGGAATACAGCCCAGAAGAAAAGGGATCAGTTGATTCCATTGGCTCACCCTATGAGCCTGATTTTGAAGAGTGCATGACCCTCAATAATGCATACATCGCTGGCACTGATGTGGACATTGCCCACATGATCTTGCAGTCCATGGTGGACCACATTGAAGTGTCTGCGCTGGAGAAGTTTAATGACCGATAAAGAATTACCCTTGGCCCTTGAGGCCTGCCTCGACCTGGTCAAAGACTTACTCCACCCAGAAGTTTATGGCCATGCTATTCCCTCTGAAGTCAAAGCCCGTGCATACGTTGTCAAAACGATGCTGGAGCGCTTGAAAGCCAGAATGGAGACCAGCACATGGCCAGAGGCTTAAAGCCCCGTGTAGAGCCTGCCATCGAGGCAGCGCTACAAAAGAAAGGCAACCTGTCTGATGTGGACTTGGCCAAGCTGTGCTTTTGTGCCAGGCGCAGTGCAGCGCGAATCCTGTTTGACTTGCACCGCCATGAGCTGGTCCACATCTCAGGACACA